TCGGGCGGGTCGATGAGTTCCCATCCCCCTTCCACCTGCCGGGCCAGGGTCTGCCGCTCCCCCAGCTCCAGCTTGGCGGCGATGGGGACGCAGGACCCGCCAGGAGACAATAGCCAATGTACCCGGAACTCGGTCGGGGCCACGCCCTCCGCCATGGTGAACGTGACGCTGGCAAGCCCGTCCGACGATATGGATGGCCCGTTCGCAGTGACGCCCTCCTTATTGGCATACACCGTAGCTTTGAGATACCCTTGGAGGTCTTTGCACAGGACAGAGAACGTGAGCGTTTTCCCCGCGTACATCGCCGGCGCGTCTATCAGTTGGAGGAAGCAGTTCCGCGGCGCCTCCGCATCCGTGTTCTTCAGCAGCGAGACGGCCCCGTCGTCACCGAGGGACAATCCTCCGTTCACGATCTTCCAGCGGTCTATGGTGTATCCGGACTCTGTATATCGCGTCCCTCCGTTCTGGTTCACCGGCCTGCGGAAGTCCCAGTTGATCAGGATGTTCCGGGAGTTCCGGCCCAGCTCCGCCTTGCTGCTCAGCGCCCGCTCCACGGCCGTCCCCGGCCTCATCAGCTCCCGGTCGAAGAACTGCGCCGCCTGGGCGAAGCTCAGCCTCCCCGTCCCCGCCGCCTGCGTGTCCGCCAGGATGCTGTCCGTCCCCTGCACCCCGTCCAGCCGCTGGATCTCATTCGTCTTGATGCCCATGTCCGTTTTCCTCCTTCATTTTCGTACCGCCGCCAGATGCGTGGGATGGGCCGCGGCGTCCCTGTCGTGCGCTTCGATCCGGGCGCACATCTCCGCCGAAAGCGCCCCCATCGCCTCCCGCAGCCGGGCCTGCGTGTAGGCCCTCATGCCGGCCTCGGCCTGCTCCAGCCGGGCCTGCGCTCCGGCCAGGACGCTCCCGCTCCGCTCCAGCTCGTACACCGCGTGGATCGGCCTGCCCGAGCTGGTGAGCAGCGCTTCCCCCGTGTCCGCCGTCAGCGGCAGCGCCAGCGCTCCCATCATGATCTCCCGCAGCAGCGACTCCCGCGCCCTGGCCAGGTCCGCGTGGGTGGCCAGCCCCGGCGCGGCGTCGATCTCCACCTCGATCTCGCCGGACACCACCAGCACCATCGGGTAGCTGAACACGCTGGCCGGATAGCCTCGATAGGCCGGCACCGGCTGGCGGTAGTCCCCCAGGGTGGCGTAGAGCAGGTCCGTCTCCCCGCCGGTCTCCGGGTCCAGGGCATACACCATGAACTCCGTGAGCGGGAACGCCCCCACCTCCGGATGGGCGCTGTTGTCGTACTGGACGCTCAGATAGAGCCGGTCCCCCTCGCGGCGGCGTTCCCCTATGGTCCCGTCCGCCACATAGCGATAGAGCTGATGCACCCGCGCCAGGTCCGTCCCCTCCGGCGCCAGGCCGCTGCCCACCGCCACCCGGCACGTTCTCAGCGGCCGCTCCAGGTCCCAGCAGGCGGCGATCAGCGCCCGGCCGTGGGTGGTGATCTTGTATGCGTGTTCCAATCCTTTCCCCTCCTTCTCCGTCATGCCCGCAGCTCCGGCACCGGCACCGTCACGATGGCCCCCAGCCGCCCGCCGGCACGCACCGTCTCCTCGAACCGCAGCTCGTCCGCCGCCTCCGGCACCGGCAGCCGCGCCACCACGGACATCGCCCCGCCGATGTGGAGGGCCTCCTCACGATCCGGCCCTCTCACGAACTCGACGGCCTCCAGGTGTGAACGCAGGCTCTTGTAGTGCTCCGACCGCTCCAGGATCTTGCGCGGCCTGTCGTCGCTCCACTGCGTCCCGGTCAGGTCGAGCAGGATCTTGAAATGGTACGGCTCTCCGCCGTACTCGAACCATTCCTGTACTTTCGTGTTGGGATATATCGCCGATATGGCCGCCTCCACCGCCGCTTTGGTGCCCAGGGTCTTATGCACCCGCCAACTGTCTTTCAGCGTCCGCCGCTTTTCCGCCAACGAATAGTCGGCGTCCCACCAGTCCACCTTGAAGTCGTAGGCCAGGATGTCCAGCACAGGCCCGTCCAGCTCATCGATGTTGGAAATGATCCTAAGCCGGTCCAGCTCCGTCAGCCTGTCCGCCAACATCTCGGCGGTCGCCTCCGCCAGTGCCTCGGTCGATGCGTCCCCTTTCAACGCGGGCGGGAGGGTGAACAGCATATTTTCTTTTGTGATGCCCCTATTCATCCTCGTAGCCTCCGCTCTTGACGGTCACGGTCCCCAGCACTGCCACCTGTGGGGCTTCCGTCCCGCTCCCGTCACGCAGAGAGGTAAAGGCCGGTTCCTCCAGCTCCACCCGCTTGATGCCCGTCTCCATCAGCATAGAGATAAGTCGGGACGGGTTGATGTCCCGGCCCAGCTTCGCACCTTGCCAATCTGTGAACTCCCCTACCTTTTCCGCCACCGCAAGGGCCAAATCTTCCGCGCTTACCTCTGCGTCGTCCTGGATGTAGTAGGTGAGGCGCACGTTATACGGCACCTGCTCCGGGTCCTCCACGGAAACAAAGTCCGTCAGGGGCCGCACATCGTCGGCGCTACACGCGGCCAGCACCTTTTCCTTCATTTCCTCCGTGGCAATGCTCCCGTCGTCCATCAGGACGTACAGTTTTACCACACCGGGGGTAGGCGACGCGGCGATAACATCCGCTATTTTGGTGTCCACCTGCATAGCCCAGTAGATGTAGCTCCCCTTGGCTCCCGCCGTGCTGTATGCGTCCATGGACAGCCGCAGCAGCTCGTAAAATTGCTCGTCGGTGGCCGTGTCTCCGCCGCCGTCCGATCCGTTCAGGTTGGCGCAGCTCTGGTAATAAGCGAACAGGTCCACGATGGTATTGATTTGCCCGGCCACAAAGCCGTTTCCCGCCGTCCCTTTTGTCTGGCACCGGATCTTCACGTCGGCGTATGTATCCCCTGCCTTTACATAGGTGTCCTCCACCGTCTCCCACACAAGGGTATTGCTGGCGTCTGTCACGCGGGTCCCGCCCGGTATCAGCACCGCAAATGTCAGCGCCTCAGAGATCGTGAAACGCATGGTGCAGGTCGCCGCCTTTGCCCCTGGCCTCTTCTTGGTGTAGAACAGCTCCGCCAGCGCGTCCAGGTCTTTCCCCTCCGCCCGGCTGGGGAGATTCTGGTTTGCGGCGTAGTTTGCCAAGGCCCTCTCCTGAACGACCACCGACGCCGCCCACTGGACGAACAGCCGCTCCGGGCTTCCCGGCTGAACGGTCACGCCGGTCAACTCTTCATATTTCGCCGTCATCCACTCCACGATTTGGTCCGGGTCCGTAGGGATAAACTGGTATTGCGCCCTACTCACGTCGTCGCCTCCTTCGTATCCTTCGCTTCCACCTACGCGAAAGCTCACTCATTCCGTGGCTCCTCCTTCCCCATGTGACCCGCTTCCGCTGGGCTCACATGGGGACCCCGACAATCTCCACCTCCACCGTCGGAATCAGCTTCCCCGACTGCAATGTATCCCGCGAGAAGGTGATGTCCTTGACCGTCGCCCTCGGTTCCCACTCTTCGATGGCCTCCCGTATCTCCATCCGCGCCCGCTGCTCCGCACCGGGGGCCGGAAGGTCCAGGAAGTCCATGTTCACGCCAAAGTCCCGGTACATGGGGATCGTCCCCTTCGGGGTGGTCAGGATGATTTTGATCGCCTGTAGCACGGATTTCACCGTGTCCGCCGCGCCCAGCTCCAGCGCCGCGCTCTCCGCTGCGGAGACTTTGTAGCTCTCACTCATGACCGTAGATACTCCTGTAGCGTGACGGACACCACAGCGCCCGCTATGTCACCGTGCCTGTCCGTGTATTTGGCCGTCATTTCGTGGCTGACGATGTTCCACCGATATTTTCCGTAGCACTTCGTCCCGATGGTCAGCGCCAGCGCCGTCCCTTCCCGCTCGTACTTCCACAGCTTCACGACTTCATCCAGCGGGTTTACCCCATGCTCTACCAGCAGTTGGATGTCGAACGTGATTTTGTCCGGGTCCATACCCGTGTACTCCGTCAGCGCGTGGTAGTTGTGCCGGTTGTGGACGGAATACCGGGCGGACCCGGACCACTTGAAGTTTTCCAGGGTAAGCACGGTCTGGTCGGAAACAGAGAACACAATGCCACGGCTGGAGCTTTCTCCCATATAGCCAATCACTGCCATGGTTGGATCCCTCCCAGCACAAAGCCGCGCCCGTCCCGGATAGGCTCATACAGGCAAAGCACCTGCTCGCCCACCTTCGGCATCCACGGCTTGATGATAAGGTCGTGCTTATGGCTTGCAAAGGCCGGGTCCCCCGAACCGCCCGCCTCGAACTCCGTCCGCTGCGGCACGTTATAGTCCGGTATGTAATCCCGGTTGATAAGCACGGGGATCCAGCCGGAGGGGAGCGCCATATCCTGAAAATACACCTGTGCCAGCCGCTTCACGTTGTCAACGGCGGTCACATTCCCGATGCGCACCATGACGGAAAATGCCGCGCCATCGTCCTGGTATCGCGTTTGCTTTTCGTACATGGCCCGCCTCCTGTCTATGGTATGATGAGCTTCTGCCCTAGGAAAATCAGATTCGGATCTCCTCCGATAAGGTCCTTGTTTGCCTCGTAGATCTTCGTGTGCATAGCCCCGCTCCCGTAATATTGCTTGGCTATGTTCCACAGGTCGTCCCCCGATTTCACGGTGTAGGTCTGGCCGCTGGAGGCTTCTTCCTCGCCGCCGGTCCTCCTTCCTCGCCGCTCGGCTCGCTTCCGCCGCCGGACAGGACTTTGCGCAGGTCTATCTTGGTGGTGTATCCGCCGCCGACGGTGTGCGTGGCCTGCTTGACCATGTACTTCCCGTCCCAGCCGCCAAACCCCTCCAGCATGACCGTCACCCCGGCCACAAGGGCCGTGTTCCCCGGCAGGGTGAAGGACGCGGAGCGGTTGAACTTGTTGTGCAGCCGCAGGTGCTTTTCCGCCAGCGCCTTTGCCTCGCCCGCGCTGGCAACCCTCGCCGTGATCTCAAGCCGCTGCTCGCTGTCTCCGTCGTCCCCGTCCGCCTTGGTGATCCCCTCAATACACCTTCCCGTGGCCGGGTCCCTGTAACTCACCCGGCAGGAACCGTACTGCGTTTCCGCCGCGCCCGTGGACAGGCTGTAGGTTTCGTAGGCAAGGCACTTCAGGTCCTTCCCGTAGGCCCCGTGCGCCTCCGGTGCTGCGGGCAGGATCCTCCCACCGCTTTGCCTGATGGTCGCCACGGGCGGCAGGGCCTCATAGGTCGATTGGTCAAAAAGGACAAGCTGCCCGTCCGTGCATTTTAGGCTGATCCCCTCGTCGTGGCACAGCTCGGATAGGAAGGTGATGTCGCTCTTCTTCGCCTGTTCCTTCCGCTTATAGGTGGGATCGCTGGCCGCTTCGTACATACACGACAGGCCCGCGTTCCCCGCGATCTCGTTTGCGATGCCGGAGAGGGAGTAGTTTTCCCACGCCTTGGTTTTCTTCGTCTGCCGGATGGAGGACCCGTAGGCCAGCGACGACCCCTTGATTGTCACGGTGGCCGGAGGCCCCCCGGCGTCCACGCTGTCCAGCTCAAAGCTCCCCGTGGGGAGTGACCCGCCGCCCCCCCAGTTTTCAGGGGTGATGGCGGCGCTCATGGTCAGCTTGGACGCCGCCGAGGCTCCCACCGCTTTGTTGAGCCAGCTCTCCAGCCACAGGCCGTCCCGGTCCTGTAGCTGGATTTGCAGGCTGTCCGATCGGTCCTCTTCGCTGTCCGTATAGGTCAGCGACAGGAGGTAGGGCCGGATGCTCGATGTGATGTCTTCGCCGTCAAAGATGATTTCCACCTCTGCGCGGCGCGCGCCGTTCGGTCCGATCATACGCCCGCCCCCTTACGTTTCCACGGGGGAAGCGAGCCGTTGACCGGCCTCTCGATTTCCGGCAGGACCAGCACGATTCCAGATGGGAAGAGGTATATGTCCCGGTGTTCCAGGTTTGCGTCGATAAGTCGGTCCGTGTAGGATGTACTGCCCAACTGCCTGTAGGCGATAGAATCCCACATATCCCCGCTCTTTGTGGTGTAGGTCGCCATAGCTCACCCTCCGTCAGTATGCCAGTCTGCTCCGCTCCCGCTCCATGCGGTCGTAAAGCCGTTCAAAATTTGCTTCCAGCCACGCTTCAAACCGCTGTTCCGATTCCACAAGGGCTTGGTCCACCACGTTCTTGTCCGCATTTCCTTTGATTTCAATGTGGGGCGCAAATGTAACAGAGGATCCCCGGTCGCCTCCGCCGCCTGACGGGAAGCGCGGCAGCTCCACAGGCGGATTTCCCACGCCCAGCATTTCACCGGCCCGCAGCCATGTGTCGATGTTCTGCGAGCGCACACCCTTCTGGAAGCTGATGACCGCCTCCGTCCCAGCCTCGCCCGCAATACTCGGCCCCGTAGTAAAGCCGCCCTTCGCCAGCAGCGGTATTTTTGGAATGTCGAACCCGATTTTCTCCCCTGGCATGATGGGCGACCAGTCCGGCATGGTAAAGCTGATTGCGTTGATGCCACCGATGGCCCCGTTTATGATGCCGATAACTGCGTTGATGGGAACCTTGACCAATCCTTCCAGAGCGCCCCATATCCCGCCGAATATGTCTATCGCGTCCTGCCATACGTTTTCCCAGTTCCCAGTGAATATGTCTGTCACAAAGGAGATCACACCCTCAATGGTTTGTACGATCCCCTCTATGACCTGCCCCACCGCTTCAACGATTGGGGCGATAGCTCCGCTCATTCCCTCGAACGCGCCCAGCACCACCGGAATGACCACGCTGGCAATATTCAAAAACGCTGTGATAAGTCCTTCCACGATGGGCAGTATCGTTTGAATGACATTGCCGATTACCCCGGCTACCGTCATAACCGCCGTTCCGAGGTTGCTGATGATGCCGGAAATAATGGGGGTCGCCGTCTGGAACGTTTGCAGGATGATAGGCACGACCGTCGTTGTGATGAAACTGAAAATATCTTGGATGATCGGCTTGACGGTCGTGTTGGCGAACGTGACCACCTGGCCCACCACGCCCATGACCGATTGAAGGACCTGCACCAGAGCGTCGAACGCCATCCCGGCATCGTCCCCGAACATTCCGGTGATCGCGTCCCGCAGCGGGGCCATAGCCGTTGCCACACCGCCGTCCTGGAACAGCCCTGTGATGAAGTCTCCGATGCGCTGTAGGCCGCCTATGAATGTGTCGAATACGGCCAGCCCCTTTTCTCCGAACACGCTGCCGACGATGCCGCGTATATCCTCCAGGTGGTCGCCCAGGATGCTTACCACGGCAATGATGCTGGAGACAACGCCCACGATGGGGAGCGCCCCGGACAGCAGCCCGCCGAAGCCGGAGGCCATCGGCCCCCACATACTCCCCAGCGCGCCAGCGCCAGTGGGGATCGCTTTTCCGAGCCATCCCGCCGCCCCGCTCGCCATACTTGCCAACCCTTGCACCGGCGCGGAATTTACCACTCTCCCAGCCAGTCCAGACACCGCCTGTACCGGCCCAGAGCTTGCGACCCTTTGCTCAAGTACGTTTCCGTTTATGATTGCGGATGCGCCTATGCTTGCTATCTTTCCTTTTATGATGTTGACCAAATCGGTCAGGCCGGTAGCTTGTGCAATTCCTGACATGATTTGCCCGGTTACGCCTACAGCCCCCTTTGCTGCTCCAGATATTCCGGTCATATTCAGAAGATTTCCCAGCGAAGACCCAACGTTCCCGAAATACTGGCCTATCCCGCTCCCGGCGATAGAGCTTTTGATCACGCCGCCCACACCCTGGAAGCCGCTCAAAAGGCCCGGTGTACCCGCTCCTGCGGCCAGCAGGCCGGTGGTCCCGGCGATACCATTCCCGGACAAGAGACTGGATGCTGTGGCGTTCAGCGTCCGCAAAAATCCGTTGCCCTGCGCCGCTCCGCCAAAGGCGGAGAAGAGGCCCCCGACCTGGCCAGCCGCGTTCCGTCCGCCGTTCCACAGGCCGGACGCCATACCGGCCAAGCCGCCGGTCCTGGTGGCGTAGTTCCCCGCCCCGGACTTGGTTCCCAACAGCAGGTTTCCCGCGCCGCCCAGTAGACCCGTGATACCCGGCGTGAACTTCATAGCGAGGAACGCCCCCGCCAGCGTCTTTAGGACGTTGACCACCTGCGGCCCGTGGTCCAGGAGGTAGTCAAGCGCCTGTTGGATGGTGGGAAGCGCCTGTTGTAGCGCCTCCCCAGCCCATGTAACGCCCTGGCTGAACAGCGACGCCAGTTGCCCGGCGATTTGCCCCAGCTCCGGCATATTCCGCAGTTGGTTGATGAAGTCGATGAGCGCCACGCTCATTTCCTTTTTTGCTGGCAGGAACGCGGTCCCCACGTCGATTTTCAGCGCTTGGAGCGTACTGGACATCATCAGGTCTATTGCCTCGGAGTTTCCGGCCTTGATGATAAATTCCCGCTCCATGCTTCCGCCGTACAAGCTCGGGTCGCTCACCATAGCCAGCGCGTCCGTGAAGGACCCCAGGTTTCCGGTCAGCTTCGCCGCCCCCTGGATAGCCCACTGTCCGAACAGTGTTTTCAGGGCCGCTACCTGCTTGTCCGCGTCCATGTTCCCGATAGCCTCAAATACGCCTATCATGGTCCCCGTGGCGTCTACCTGCATGGACTTTGCGATGCCCTCCGCCGTGTATCCCAGCGATCCCCACATTTCCTTTTGTTCCTTTGTGGCGCGGGACCCCAGGCTTATGTTTGTGTATATCCGGCTGATTCCTGTTGCGGCCTTGCCTGTTTCCACGCCCATTGCCAGCATAGCGGTCGCCATTGCCGCCGTCGTGTCCGCCGAGACGCCCGCAACTTGTCCCAAGCTTGCCGCGTCGTTCACCACCTGGGCGATTTCCGCCGCCGTGGTGGCGTTGTTGGCTCCCAGGTAGTTTATCTGGTCGGACAGCATCATCACCTGGTCGTGGGTCATTTTGAATGAATGTTCCCACTTCGCGGCCCAGTCGCCCGCCTGCGCTGCGGAAATGTCCATGGCCGTCCCCATCATGGCAACGTCTTTCAGGAAGCCGCTGATATTCCCCTTGTCGTCATACTGGATAAGGTCACTGATCGTCTTGCCGGATTGCCCTGCGGCGGCGGCAAGCTGGGTCAGCTCTTCCGCCGTCATTGGGATCTGCGTGCTTAAATCCAGTATTGCGTCGGTCATGGCCGCGTAGTTCTGCGCATAGGTCTTTCCGTTGTCTGCCATCTGGCCGCTGATTTTCCCGTTTGCGTCGGCCAGACCGCCCACATATTTCACCACATTGGACATCTGGCTTTCAAAGTCCTTTGCGGCGCCCGTACACTGGGCAAGGGCCGCGACGGTGCCGGTGGCAAGCGCGGTCATGGTGGCAAGGCCCGCCGTGCCGACACGGCTTACCGTCCGCGCCAGGTCGCTTACCCGGCTCTGCGTGCCGTTGATTGCCGCCAGGAGGCTCTTGTCCATCTTCCCGGCAATGCGTATCGTCAGGTCTAATGTTTTGTTGCTCGCCACTCCCTCACCACCTCATTATACAGCTCCGCAAAATCCCTTTTTGGCATCGTCATGTAGAAGTCCAGCCCCGTCATTGTCGCGGCGGACAGGCGGATAGCGGCCTTTCGCAATTCCTTGAAGCCTCCTTTTACTCGAAAAAATCCGAGTTATTGACCGCCTCTTTCAGATTCAGCAGCTCGGACAGGGGCAGGCCGGTGAAAAGCTCCTTCGGCTGCTCCATCGCCATACCGGCGATCGCGCAGGCGTACAGGTAGTTGAAGGAGTTTTCCGTGATGATAACGCCCTCCATTGCCATGATGTTTTCCGCTGCTTTCTCCTGCATCATGTTCATGTCCGCAATGGGAGCAAAGTCGAACTCCATGTAGGTTTTCCCCTTGAAGCAGTACGGCTTTTTCAGCCGCATCACGGTTCCCTCGTTCCCGGACTTCCGCATATGCTCCTGCACGGCGCGCTTGACCTTCCGGCCCGCGCCAATGGGCATCAGCTTGAAGAACTCGATGGGAAGCCCGGTCGCCTTGGCCGCGATCTCCATAGCAAAGGCCGACGTGGTTTCGCACAGGAGGGAGCTTGCTACCTCCTGCTGCCCGAACAGGTCCATCTGCGCGTCGATGGCATTCTGGATGGTCATGCCCTCCAGCCCGCCCAGGTCGATTTCCGTATACTCCTTGCCCTCGAACGTGTAGGGCCGTTTCAGCGTGACGACGTTCTTCCGTTCGGTCGGCTCCGTCTCCTGATGCACATTCTCCGTGCGTTTGGTTTCCTCCTGCATGGTGGTGTCTCCTTTCCGTCTTTAGCAGAATAGGCCCGCCCGGCGAATAGCCGGGGCGAGCTGATTTGTGGGTGCGTATGTACGCCGGTCAGGTCATGCCGCGCACGTCCGCCAGCATATCGACGCCGTTCACCCTGTAGACTTGGTTCAGCTTGTCGATCGCCAAAATCTCCACGCCGTCCACTTCCACCAGGATGTAGGTCAGCTCCAGGGTGATGGTCGCCTCCATGCTGTTGTTCTTCTCGATCTTGCCCTGATTGAACTTCTTGACCCGGCCCATCTCCACGATGCGTAGGCTCTTAAAGGCATACCCTCCGCCGGTGGCCTTGTCGTACACCTGCTGGGCCGCGCGGAAGGTCAGGTTCACGGCGTTCAGCGGATTGAGCATATCCACCGCCGAGCTGTACAGGGTGTTGAACTTGACTTCCTGCTCCATGCTCTCGAACTGCCCCAGGGTGGGGCTGTCGATCTCGCCGTTGACGCCCATGCCGGAAACGGTGCTGGTCTGCATGTTGACCTCCGGCAGCGTGGACGCGGCGGCAACGCCGATCATCTTCGTGCCGTCCAGATAGGCGTTGTATTCGTTGATTTTCTCCGGGATGTAGTTGTCACTGATCATGTTCCGGCCCTCCTTATCCGAACAGCTTGCTCAAAGCGTCCGGGTCAAATTCCAGGATGTTTTCAATATCCTCCGCCGGGACATACGGCGTGAGATACTGATGGAAGGTGATCTTCCCATTCAGCAGGTCGGTGGTCGGGTTCTCGTCCTCGTTAAACGTGATTTCATACCGGGCGCAGATGTCCCGCGCAACAAAGCTGTTGCCGCGCACATTCTCGCTGTCCACGATGGCCTCGATAAGCCGGGGGTTCGTGGGGTCGTCCACCTTCTGGAAGTAGGTCAAAATGAACGTGTTCCCCGTCCAGCAGAAGAACCGGCGCACGGAGAACCAGCGGTCCTTCGGGTCGCTGTTCCCCGGATAGCACGCGGTATTGTTCCCCCACAGGCGGAAGCCGTTCATGTTCAGGAAGGTCGCTACACCAAAGCCATTGACGGTATTGGCCTGGGTCTGGTCCAACATGATTTCCGTGCCGTCCGCAAGGCAGACAGCGCCGATGGGGAGTGTCTTGTTGCTGGGGCTGACATTGGGGATGTCGCCATTCACCGCGTCGGTGTAGGCGGTCAGGGAAGCGGCCAGGGCAGACCCGCTGTATACCACGTCGCCCAGCTTGCCGTAGCCCCACACGGCGTAGGCGTTGGGGTCGGTCACGGCCTGCTTTTCCTTCTGCTCCTTCACGTCGGTATACTTGGTCGCGCCGTCCGCCGTGCTGTCGATGTCGATAACGGTTACGGCCTTGAAAACGCCGTTGATGTCCTTGGTCTTTGCTTGCAGCGCCGCAGACACGTTGGGGTTCGCGCTGAACCGGGGGGCCAGCAGGATTCCGGGGGTCATGCCCAGTTTGGGGTAGATCTGCCGAATGACCTCCAGGCCGGTTTCCTTCCCCGTGTTCACGTTCACGCCGCCGATGATGTCAGTGTGCGTCACCAGGGAGGGGTCCAGCCGCTTCCCGCTCACGGTCAGCGTTGTGGCGGTCCCGCCGATAAGCGCAATGGACAGCGTTCCGTCCTCGTTGAACAGGGTGGTGTACCCTTCGTCCCTCTTCAACTCCGTTGCGCCGTCCTTCACTTTCAGTTTTCCGGGCAGAACGCCCACGGCGTCCATGTGCGCCACGCCGTCTGTCACTTCCAGCTCCGTTTCCGGGATGTCGGCGCTGTGCTTTGCGGGGTCCAGCACATTGATGAACACCATCGGTCCGGTCCCGACGACCTGGAAATTGACGCTGATGCTCTCGCACAGGGTATAGGCGGCAAAGTCGCTGTTATACCCCACGGCCCCCACGGCTTCCGCGTAGCTCTGCACCAGCATGGGCGTGTTGCACGCTGCCGCCGGGTCTGGCAGCATATTCACCGGGGCCGTGCCGACAACGACTTGCAGCCCCGCCGTCCCCAGGACAGGCGCAATGAGCTTTGTCGCCTGTTCCCGGACATATACACCATGCTTATATGCCATAGCCTTTTATCCTCCTACTTTGATGTTAAAAATTTCCCCGCCCGGTTCAGGGCGGGGAATGTTATTTACAGTTCGTCCTTCACCTTTTTGTAGATGATGGCTTCCGCCGTGCCGTAGGTTTCCAGGCGCTTTCTGACGCCAGCAAACTTCTCCGTGGAAACGATAAGCCCCCGCGCCGCCGGATGCTCCTTGATGAACTCCTTCAGCGACCCAGGGATGCCGCCCTGGTAGATGGTGTATTGCCGCGCCACGCCGCGCACGCTCGGCCCGCAGTAGACGCAGGGGTTGGGAATGTCCGCGAACTCGTCCCGCTCCTGGCCGGTCCGGTCCTCCTTGTCGGTCTGGCTCTCCTGTCCGGGAATCGTCTCCAGTTCCACGCCGTCCGCCTCCTGGCCGGGCTGCACTTCCTGGATGATCCCCTTTTCCTCCGGGGTCTTTGCCGATTTTCTTGCCATATCACAACATTCCTTTCAATTCACTGTCTTGCGTGAGGGCCGGGGCCGTGCAGGTAAGAACGCACGCCGCAAAGTAGTAAGGCGGCGACGTGTCCTGCTGGATAGCCCACGCGATGGGTTTGAGGATGGTAAACGCGCCCCCGAAATAGGGGCGCGTGCATACGCGCTGTATGATGTCCTCCTTGATGTTCGCCACGTCCCGGAACCCTTCGTGTTTCGTCCCGGTGTCGTAGGCGCAGATGGTCAAGCTGAACTCCACCAACTGGGGGCTGTCGTCGTCCGGTATCTCACCGCCGGTCATGGCGACTTTGATGTACGGAGCCACCGAAATATCGGTGTCCACATCCTCGTCGTTGTCCTCCGGGATGTCGATGTCCTGCCGGATGATCGTCAGGGGCTTCCGCCCCTCCTGGCCCATGAATTTCCTGCCCTCGAACAGCTCTTCCAGCATTTCCTTCAAGGCGTCCTGGCATAGCTGCGGGGTCCTGCCGATTCCGGCGCGCTCCACTTCTGCTGCATAGTTTTTCATGGCTTCACTCCATCACTTGTACCGCGCCAATATCCAGTCCACGCGGTCCTGGATGCGTGCCATAAGATACAGCTCCACGTCGTCCTTCACTTCCGGCCATACCATCCCGTGCATAGCCGCCGCGCTTGGTGCTCCTAATGTGACCAGCTTTTCAACTCGTCCATCCTCGTTTTTCCACCTCGGAAAACCCCGCTCCGTCTTTGTGTGCTTTGACTTAGAGCCGATGATTCGTTGCACCATCCCAACGTGTCCGCTCTTGAATTTAAGCAGAAATCCCTTGCTCACATCAGCCTTTAGGCCCTTGTATATCTCGTGTTTTCCGCCGTCCAAATCTTTCAGGCTGGAGCTGGCAAGTACACGCGCTTTGTAGTATTCAGGGGACCACCTGACATTTGTTCCGGTATAAACCGTGGTTGGACTTGTCTCAAAATACCCCAGGTCATTCCGCATTTTGGCTATGTTCAATATAGCCGTCATGTTCGCGTTGCTGGCGTTCTTCTGCTTCAAGTCGTTCAGATGTCGCGCTCCGGCGGCGTTCACGACATACCGCGCCTTTGCCGCCGCTATCATTAGCTTTCTGGCCTGGCGTGCCGTCTGGTTTACCGCCACTTTCATTGCCTGCGGCGACCTGCCCTGCAAGTCCCCCAAGGCTCGCGCCACGGTGTCCAGCCCATCAATGCCAATAATAATATTGCGGCCCTTCATACTCGCGCTGGCTTTTACGTTGACCGCGTTCCCCATCAGCCTTGCCTTGTCCTTTCCATGGTCATGCGGTATACGCCGCTTTCCTCGTCGCACTTCTGTATCAGGTAGGTCAATTTCTTATCCAGCGTGAGCAGCTTCCCTTGCTTCGGCTTCGGGCCGTAGTCCTCCACACGGATATACAGGATGATGTGCCGGTTGTAGAGGCCGGTGTCAAAGTTCTGCTTTGCACCGGCCTCCCAGTGGGCGGAGTGGTCCCGCACATCGTCTTTCTCCAGGATAACCAGCACGTCCTTCCCGTCCACGTTATGCTCTTCCGCGTGTTCGTCTCCGTTGAAGAATACCGCGCTGATGTCCGAAAAGGCAAAGTCTTTGAAGGTCCTCCGCTTCTCCTGGTCCGCGTTCTCGTAGTCTTGTACCAGGTCAAACAGCGCGCCCATATCAGCACACGGTCGCCACCAGCCAGCTATCCACCTTGTCGGGGATAGGCAGAGGCCGGGCAAAAGCCTCCAGGACCCTTCTCTCCGGCTTGTGGCCGATGTAGGAGTTGAGCAGGCGCGGCGTCTCCACGGTGACGAGCTGCTTGGCGTCGTTGTAGTAGGAGCAGAGGCCGTAGGCCCGCATGAAGTCCACATCCGGGGAGATCATCAAGATCATGTTGTCGGGGATCATCCTGCGGATCGCCGGGTGCGCCGGGTCGGTCAAACGGTCCACATAGACTTCCTTGTAGGAGTAGATCTCCAGGCCGGAATCCGTCAGATATCCGTGATAGCGGACGCCGTTGGGCAGGTCGCGGGCGTTGAACTCCCCGGCCTGATAGCGTCGGTTGTCCATCTTCTCCAGGATGCCCTTGTCGTTTTTCAGCAGCTTCAACGCCTGCCGTCCGCAGATGATACGGTCCACATTGGCAAAGCCGTTGGTGTATACCCTGTCCACGCAGTCGTCCAGCATACCGAGGATGTCCGCTCCGCTCTGGCCCCAGCGCTCCGTGCCGGTCAGCACGACCTTGTTCGTGAAGCCAAAGTCGATCTCCTCATCGACGCCCTTGCCCACGATATGGATCGCTCCGGTGGTCAGCGCCTGGGCGCACATCCATTCCTCCCGGCGGCTGATGGAATCGTCAAGCCGCTGGTACTCCCGTACAAGCTGCTCCGCCGCCCGCTGCGCAGGGGTCCGCTCGCTGTAAATGGCTTCACCCGGCGCACGGTGCATATAGCTCTCCGCCGTGGTCACGATGTCCGGGTTGACCATGGGGGGCTTGTAGCTCTTGGTCTCGTAGCCCTCGTCCGCCATCGTCTCCGCACCCAGCTTCGGGTGGACGAACGCCGCCATCTCGCGGTCGCCCTTCACGATGTCGATGTCGACCTCTTCTGTGGCAAAGGTCTTGACGTTCGTGAAGAACGTATCCCGCAGGAACGTATGGACCGGGGGCGCGGAGCGCACCACTTCGGCAAGGTATCGGGGCTGATAAATGTCGATCGTATTAGGCATGATTCGTTTCCTCCGTTCGTGTGCAAAAATTTCCCCGCCCTCTTACCGAGAGCGGGGATCGTTATTTCAGGAAGATCCCGATGTTGCGCAAGGCGACCTCGATGTCTGCGGCGGTCACGCCGTCCTCCAGCGCCAGGCTGTCGGCAAAGTATTCGCCGGTGAGCCACACCGGCCCCTCTTCGCCCGCCCGGATGCTGTCCGGGGCTAGGCCGTACACACTGGCCTTGTTGTCTGCCGTCAGCAGCGCCAGCTTGCCGTCGCCGTCCAGCACCACGGGGGCGTGGGCCGGGATGTCCGCCGCCGCTTCCTTCACGGCCTTGGCGACGGGGCCGGTGCCCGCTTCAAAGTGATGCGGGTCGTAGCGGTAGGTCTTAACTGCAAGGTCCATGCTCATGTCGTTTCCCTCCCTTTAGTTCTTGGGCGCAACGCCCTTGATTGCCGCGATAAATGCGTCCCCCTCGGTCTTGTCGGCGGGCGGGGTGTTGGTGACGCCGTTCACGCCGCTGTCCTGTGCGTCCTTCTGCACCTGCGCCAGATAGGTAGCGCCCTGGGTCTTGGCGTTCTTGACCATTGCCTCGGCAAATTCCGCCGCGCTCATGGTCTTGGTGAACTTGGCTTCTGCCGCCAGCTTTTCGCTGCCGGGCAGGGCCATATCCTCAATGCTCTGGATGCGTGCCCGCTCGGCGTTGGTTGCAGCCTCCGTCGCCGCCGCCACCGCCGCTTGCTCGATTTGGTCAACCAGCGCGGGATAGGCTTTCCGCAGGTCGTCCACAGTCTTGATTTCCATGTCCTGTACCTCCTTGATGTGTCCCGGCTGTCCCGCCGGTTTTGTATTTGCAGGCTGTCCGGCGGAGCTTCCCGCCAGGCTGTCTTGCACAAATTTAGGAGCCTTGTCAAAATCCAGGCCCATACTGACGCTGTTGACAAAAAGGACGCCGCCCCTATTCTCATAGGTCGCGCCGTCCCCGTCGTCATTCAGTTCATCCACAAAGCCGTTTTCCTTGGCCTGCGGCCCGGTCCACCATTTTTCCGCGTCCATCCAGGCTGTCACTTCTTCCTTGGTATGTCCGGTCTTTTTGGCGTAAAGGCTGATGATGTTTTCCTTGATAGTCGCCAGCGCCTCCAGGTATTTTTGCAGCTCCGCCGCATTGGCGTATCCGCAGTACATACTGACCGGATGCACCATATAGGTGCTGTCATTGGCGGCAACGACTTTGTTGCAATGGCAGGCAATGATCGTCGCCGCCGACGCACATACTCCGCCGATGCGGGCGGTCACATTGGCCGGGTGCTGTTCCAGCAGGTTCCCGATTTCCACCGCCGCAAACACGTCCCCGCCGCCGCTGTTGATGCGGACCGTGATGTTGCTGACCGCTCCCAGCGCGGCCAGGTCCTCGGCAAACTGCTTTGGCGTCACGTCGTCGCTGTACCAGCTTTTTTCTCCCGCAATATTTCCATACAGCAGCAGCTCCCCGCTGCCGTCCGCCTGGTTGCGGAATTGCCAAAACTTATTGGGCATTTCCCGTTCCTCCTTCTTGCCCGCCTGGGTCCGGCGGTGTCTGTCCCGCTCCGCTGGGCGGCGGGTTTGCGATCTTGTCTACCTCCCGTTTTCGCGCGGCCTCTATCGCCCGCTTGCGAATGTTCCGGTTGTAGTCCCCGCCGGTAAGCTGGGCCGTCTCTTCCTCCGCCGTGGAGAAACCGGCGTCCACACGCTTTATAGCGGCCTCTACCTCCTGGGACGGATTCAGCGCTGTCCGGCTCGGCCCGTTCCACTTGCAGTCGGCATATGCCTTGCGGATTGCCGGGTCGCCAAAAAATCCCGGTGCCTTGATACGTCCTCGCGCCACCGCTTCGGCAAGCCACGCCTCATAGACCGGTTGGCAGAAGTCGTCCGAAAACCAATCCCTCTGCATCCCGCAGGTTCGCCAAAACTCGTTGAGGGACCCGCGCGCGCTGCTGAAATTCTGCGTAAACTGCTTTTCCAGTACCTCTGGCGGGATTTCCAGCGCTGCGCCGATCTCCTTTACCATGGCGTTGAAAAAAGCGTCGTACCCGCTGTTCGGGTGTTCCGGCTTCGCAAACTCTACCGTTTCCCCCGGATTCAGCGCCACGATTGCGCCGTTGCCCAGTTCGATAGTCCCCTGGTCCTGCGCGTCAATGAGCTGTTCCGGCGGCAGCGCCTCGCCTATTGGCTTCCCGTTCTGCACGGTGGCGGACTGGATAAACACCGTGAACATGGCGGATATAACCGCCGCCGTGATCTCCGCTTCGGTATACCGCCCCAACTGTTTCAGCGCCTCCAGGACCGGGGCAAGAACAGGGACGCCCCGGCGCTGGCCCGCCCGTTCCCGGTTCATCACATGGAGGACGTTCGGCCTCCCGCTGCTCCCGTAGGCTTCTACCCGCGTCCATTCCAGCGCGCCCGCCTGATTGGAGAGGCTGGACAATGGGTGCTGGTTGCATATCCAGTAGGCAATTACCATACCGTCAGCGTCCGTCTCCACGCCCTGCACGATGCTGTGTACCCTGTGGCCCTTCACCTCGCAGGGTACAAGCCGGTCGTAACTGTCCGGCGAACACACCCGGTCGGCTTCGATAACGCGCACCCGCAGGCTGTACGGCTGGCCCGGCTGCTCCTTCATAGGCAGCAGCGCAAAGGCGTCCCCGTTCATCAGGTAGGACAGGAAAGCAAGCTGTTGCAGCTTGTAGAAATTGTCCACACGGTCTGCGTCGCATACCGGCGTATCTGCCCATAGAGCGAACTCCCGCAGGATTTGAGCTTGCAGCGCTTCCGCCTGTTCGTTGGTCAGCCGCAAATAATCAGCGTCGATCTGCGGCGACGGCATAAGCCCGCCCGCCACTACGTTTGTCCGCATGGTTTTCAGCGCGGCAGAGGCCGTCGGGATTCCCATATAGGCGTCGCGGGACCGCTGGCGCAGCACGTCAAGGTTATCCTCGATGTCCTCCTTCGGGCTTCCTCCGTGGTACATCCACCCGCGCATACTCTTCTTGGTCAGGTTCGCGCCGTAGTTCCCGTATCCGCTGTTGACAAACTCCAGCGCCGTTCTCGCGGCGGCTCGCCTCACCGCCCGCACCGGAGAGACGGCTGCAATGGCCCGGTCCAGCAAATTCATTTTTGCCATGCCTGACCTCCCTACACATCACGGATAACCGCACGGAATACCCGGTTCCTTCCGCCGTACTGTTCCTCTGCCGCTGCTACGGCAAGTTTCCCCTCCCAAAATTCGATCTCTTTCCGCACATCGTACAGGTCCGCCCGCGTCAGGCTCCGACCTTCGATCTGGTATCTCTGCCCGGTGGCGATAGCTTCCTCCGCCGCAAGCCAGGTATTGAGCTTTCTCTTGCAAAACTCTACCGAGTAAATAGCCATTTAGATTCCTCCATTCAGTTTCCGGCGTCCCGTCCGGCGCTGGACCACGGCCCCCGGTTCCGGCTTCTGGAGCGGCGGATTGTAGATTTCCAGTGCAGCGGTCGCGTAGTTGCGCAGGTCCAGCGGCTCGTTGCGCTTGTAGTTCTTGTCCCGGAAGTCCCACGCTACGATCATTTTCCCCCGGCGGAACCTGGTGATTTTCATTTCCGCCGTCAGGCCCTTAAAGTAGGTTTCATCGTACCCGGCCTCTGGATTCAGCGGGAAGTGACAGTAGTTCGGCCCGCTCGTTATGGACGGGTCCCGGACAGTGTGCTGTAGCCGCTGATACAGGATGTCCTTCCCCTCGTCAACGCCGATGGTGAACAGCGGCGTTTTGACCCGGTTATCCGTGGTCGGGTTTTTGAAGTAGGGGATTCCCTGCCCGCCCTTTCCTTTAATGGCGAATATGCGCCGGTCGAACTTGTCCACCGTGAACCGGTAGACCTGCACGGAACGATAGCCGCTGTCGATACAGCAGGCGGCAATTTGCAGGGCTGTCCCGTCCTTCTTGTGGAAGGAGACTTGCAGAAAAGCGTCCAGGTCCGCCCAAACCTTTTCTTCCTTCGTGTCTCCGTATATTTTCTGATACCGGATGCCCCAGCTCTCCTTGCCGACGCCCCAGCCCACAACCTCCGCCTCGAAACGGTCCTTCTGCACGTCCACGGCAGCGGTCAGCACCAGCACGCCGTCCGGCACCTCCGCGTCGTACAGCTCCCGGCGGTTTATCAGCTTGTTTCCGTCGATGCACTCCCCCGGCTCTTCCCACGTCTCGCCAAGCTCGGTGTTGGTCCACGTTTTCATTTCCTCTATGTTGCCAAGCGCCAACTGCTCGCTTGCGGAAATGAATTTGTCCACCACGTCTTTCCAGCCGCAGAAATTGGAGGCCAGTGTATTCAGGTGGAAACCTCGCGTCTCTGCCGCCGGATTCTCTGCCCGGAAGCGTCCCAGCTTCCCTTGCTCCTTCCAGGCGTATTCTCCGAACCGCTCCCCGCACCGCTCGCACTTGTAGAGGATTGGCTTAGACGGGTCTGTGCGGTAGTCCTCGAAATCCAGGCTGCTCCACGCCAGCGGTTGGTAATGGCCGCACCCAGGGCAGGGTACGGTCCACTCTTCCCGCGTGCTTTCCAGAAACTCCTTTTCGATTTTGCTGTGTCCCTTAATGGTCGGCGTGGAGACGATCACGGTTTTCTTATCCCAAAACGTAGTCTGCCGCTTCTGCGCCAGCAGAAGCGGATCACCTTCTGTCCCGGCGCTCTCCGGGTAGCCGTCTACCTCGTCAGCCAGCAGTACCTTGATAGGCCGCATACGCAGGCCCACGGGGCTGTTGGCTCCCACGATGGTGATATGCCCACCCGGAAAATTCTTCTTCAAGATGGTATTTCCGCTGTACCGGCTCTTCGTATCCACCAGCCCGCGCAAAACCGGCGTGTCCCGTATCATGGGCGCAAGGTTGTCTTTGGATAGGGTCTGCGCCATATCAAGCGTAGGCTCCATTGCCATGACAGGGCATGGGTAGTAGTGCATATAGTAGCCGAGCGCGTTCATCAGTATAGCGGTCTTTCCGATCTGCGCGGCGCTCTTGATGACCACCTTGCGCACATGATGGTCCCCGATGGCGTCCATGATCTCCCGCTGATATGGCGCGTTGTCCGTGTGCCAGCGCGCCGTGCCGTTGTTGGTTTCCGCCGACAGCACCCGGTATTTGTCCGCCCATTGTGAAAGCGTCAGCGCCGGAGGCGGGCGCAGGTAGGCGATACACCGGATGAACATTTCTTCTGTCTGCGGCGCGATCTCAACGACCCACGCCCTCTTCTCGTCCATCCTGGTTTCCCTGCTCCTTCCTCTTCTGCCCGGTTGGCAGTTTCCCCTTTACACACGCTGGGAAAGGGCAGTAAATCAGCCTCTCGCTGATTCGCTCCGCCCATACGCACCCCTTACATGGATTCGTCGCCCTCTTCTTCATCCTCGCCGCTCCTTATCGCAAAGGCCACATTGAAGTGAGATAGTTCCTCCAGCGTCTCGTCTATGGCCGCTTTGAGCTTATCGTGTATGCCCGCCTGGTTGCCGCCCATCTGTGCCAGCTCCCCGGACAACTTCGCAGGCAGGCCAGAGAAGCGCCCGCGCATATTCAGGCATAACGCGGCCAGACCCTTTTCGATGTCTCCCGTGCTGTGCAGATTACCCCGGCGCTCTTCGTTCTCCATGTCCGCCGCCTCGCGCTTTGCCTTTGTGAGCATGGCCCGCTCGTCGTTCAGGTTGGTGCTCCCGTTCCCCTTGCGCAGATAGGAGATATACCGCACCACGCACGATTGCAGTTCGTAAAGCCCCGGCGCTTTCTCGGCAATCACTCCCTCGTCCCGCAGTTGCCGGACCCGTCGGGGAGTAACGGCCAGCCAGTCGGCCACTACATTACTTGTATACAGTTTCACTTCTCGTCCTCCCGCTCCACGTCGGTCAAGTCGTCCGGCTCCACGCCGTCCACGTCCGCGCTGTTAGCGGCCCGCATACGCAGGATTTCAAGCCGCTGCTGTTCCAGTTCAAGCCGCGCCGCGCTTTCATCCAGTGCCCGCAGACTGTCCGTGATCTTGGCGATACGGCCCTGTACTTTATAAAGCGCCTCCTGCAAGCTCTGTATCCGCTTAAAGGCGCTGTCGCTGAAGCGCATGGTTGTGTTGTTCTTCCCGCGTATCTCTGTCATGGCACTTAGATACACGGCCCCTTCTTCCGCATCCTCATACTCCGCAATCTTGGAAAGGATTTTGTTCTCGCGGAATTTCAGGATTTTCATTTCGTGTTCCAGCGCGGCCCTGACTTCAAGCGGTGCTTTCTCCACAACCTCCCGCTCTTCGTCCGTAAGAGCATCAAGAAAGACGGCGCTGTATGCTCCGTCTTTTTCTGCGTTCTTATTTCCCGGCGGCGCTCCCCGATGGGAACCCGCCGCGTTTTTCTTGCCCTTGCTGTTCTTGTTCCCCGGCTGTCCGCCCCGCTTCTTCTTCGGCGGTTTCACAGCTTCGTCCCATTTATCCTTGTTCTTCCAGTTCCGCAAGGTCTGACGTTTCACGCCCAGCCGGTCGGCCAGCTCTGCCAGATTGACTTCTTCGCCACGGCTCCGGCGCTCTATGTATTCAGCCCTGGCGGTATCACGCTCCGCGCTCCGCCTCGCCACAGCGCCGCACCCCCTCTAATGGTAACGGCCCGCGCCGCCTACATATATACCCCGCGTGGAAACGTAGGGCTTCGGCGGACACGGGCACGAAAACAGAAAAGCCCGCAGCGTTTCCGCCGCAGGCTAAAAATTCATACTATCAATCTATCACGAAAATCGGGACACGGTGTGCCACTTCCTGAAAATTCATAATTTGTTCACAACTCGGCCTCAATTTTTATCCCCCATTTTTTCAGGCCCCCCTTATTTTTTCAGGTCAGCGCGGGGGAAGCCGAAAAAAATTCTTCATACCTAAAAAAATCCTGCGCTCACGGACCCGCAGGCGGCGAGGGGTGCCCAGGGAGTACCTACGCCCTCGCGCGCGGTTTGAAGCGCGCCCGTGCGCGTATGTGTTGAATCTTGCGCGGGCGTGTATGGCCGTCCGGCGTGGCCGGGCCGGGCCGGTCCCCGTCTCCCGGTCCAGGCCGGGCCGGGTCCGGCTGGCTGATGGGGGGTAGGGGGGAGTATATATCAAGCTACCAGGAGACTATACCGCACGCATAAAACCCCCTTCGGCGCGTCTGGCCGGGTCCGGGTCCGGCTCTTTGGCGGGTCCGGCGTGCGCGTCTTGCGATGCCGTTTTCAATCTCCGCCGCAATGCCACCAGCAGCGGCCCCCGGTCCGGGCGCGGGTCCGGGTCCGGCTTATGCAGGCCGGGCGGGTCCGTGTCCCGCTCCAGGCGGAGCAGGCCGGGCGGGTCAGGCGTGGTCCTCCGGCCCCCGTTGCCGGTCCAGTCCGGCGAGGTCCGGCGCGGGTCCATGCTCCCGGCGCTCCCGTGGTCCGGCGCGGTCCTCCGGTCCGGCTCCCGGTCCTGGCCGGGTCCAGGTCCAGAGCGGGCGGGCGGTCCTGGTCCGGGTCCGGCGCGGGCGGGCGGTCCTGGTCCGGGTCCGGCGCGGCCATTTCCGAAAGCAACCGCGATTTTTCCGCCCCCTACACCGGGCCGAAAATTTCCAGCGATTTTTCCGGCGAGGTATTTTATGCGCGCGGTCTAAGTCCTGATTCCTGGTATATTAACGCCCCCCTATAGTCCCCCCACGGCTGGTAAAAATTTACTGGAAATTCCGGCGGCGTCCCCGTCGCAGATGTTCCCGCTTTTGCCATTTTCGCCAAAAACTGCCCGGAAAATTTGTGCAAAAATAGTTCCCCACGCCCCCCTTTAGGGGGGCTGGGGGAAAGGTTTTCGGGGTCTTGACGGCGGCGCGGCCATCGGCTAACATCCGGGACAAGCCCAGGCCACACGGCCCCGGCCCAGCGAACCGCCGCCACCCCGGCGGCGTCCAGAAAGGGGAGGTGAACGTGAACACGCCTAACGTCGCGGAATTGCTGGTACAGCAGACGGAGAAGGCCACCCGGCTTGCCGTGGAGGTCGAACAGCTCCGGCAGCGGCTCCAGGAAATTGCCCGGCTTTCCGCCGAGTGCAACGACCCGGACGAGCTGCGCCGGGAGCTTGACCGGCTGACCCGCCAGCAGTAAAAAGCGCCGGGGCCAGCCCAGCAAGCCCACCCCCGGCGCGTCCCATACGGCCCCGGCAGCAGTTCGCTATACTGCGGGGCCGCCCCACGGGGGAAGGACAGCCCCAGCATACCACCCCCGCCCGGAAAAGTCAAGCGAAGCGGCACGGCCACCGTGCAATATGTACAAGGAAACGGCACGGCAACCGTGCAAAACGCCGAAACGAAAAAAGTTTTGGAAAATGGCTTGACAACGGCACGGCTACCGTGCTATCATCCAAGCATCCCGAGCGGCACGGCAACCGTGCAACGAACCTTGAAAACCTACACGGCCACCGCCCCGGCAAGAACAAGGGCGGCGTCAGTTGAACGCACAACAGCGACCGCAAGCGGCTAAAGACTTGCGGACCTCCCAAACCCCCGCAAGGCCGACGGCATCCGCCGCCGCTGGTGCAAGTCCAGCCGCCGGAGAAATCCGGCGGGCGCTCATGGGGAACAATCCCCGGAACATATCAACCCAACCCCAAAATTTACAGGAGGTTTTTACCATGACAAACACTGAAATTATCGCCAATGCCCTGAAAGCCCGCGGCATGACCGACGATCAGCTTTCCCAGCTCCTGGACGCCTACAAGGGCGATCTCCCTTTCCACACTATCCCGGAGTGGTCCCGGCGCGGCTACCACGTCAAGGCCGACGCGGCCCCCCTCTTTGAGTGCTACCTGTGGAAGCACACCAGCAAGCCCAGCCGCGCCGCCATCGAGGCCGCGCAGGAGGCGGGCGAGGAAGCCCCGGAGAAGTCCCCGCATTTCTACAAGAAGCTGTCCCACATCTACAGCTTTTCCCAGGTCGAGAAGAACGCCGCCGCCCCTGACCTGGCAACCATCAAGGCCCGTTTTGGAAACCTGCCCGGCCTGACGCTAACCATTAAGGGCGAAAAGACCGGCGCGCCTAACGTCTGGTTTACCGGCGACGTGGAGAAGTACGCCGACGAAATCAAAGCGGCGGGCGGCATCTGGAGCAAGAAAAAATCCGCCTACTGGGTGAAGCCCAGCGCGGCCCCGGCGGAGGACAAGCCCGCCGCCCCGGCCCCCTCCATCATTGAGGACGCCCCCGCCGACCCGGCCCCGATGCAGGCCCGGCCCGCCGCCATCCTTCCCCCGGTCCGGCTGGCGCTCCCGGCCCCGGCGCGGCTCCTGGCTCTTCCCGCTCCCAAAACGGACCCGGAACCGGCCCCCGCGCCGGTCCCCGGCCCGTGGAAGAAATGCAGCTTCTACACCATCCGCAAGGAGAAGGGCGACAAGCACCCCACCCCGCACAAGGTAGACGGCTACACCGACGGCATTTATAACTATTACGCCATCGGCAGCACGTCCAAACAGTGGCACGCCATCAACCCCGTTTTCGGCCTGTCCGTTTACCACTCCGCGACCCGCCAAAAGGCCCAGGCTGGCGCGCTGGTCTATCTGGAGCAGGTAGCAAAGGCCGAGGCGAACCCCACCCCCGTCATGCAGAAGTACGCCGACATGATGAAAGCCGCCCAGGACGGCGGCAACCTGTCCCTGTTCTAAGCAAGCCCGCAAGGCCGACGGCATCCCGCCGCCGCTGGTGCAAGTCCAGCCGCCGGACAAACCCG